GCTTAAACATGGCCCATTGCTGCTTGACACTAGCCATTGGAAAACTACGGACGTTTACCGCTAAATAAGTGAAAAAAAGTGTGTACATTGCTGGTAGAACTATGGTAATATATGTATAGATGATTGAGAGAGATAATATGAGAAATGGAGCAATAAAATGAAGGTAGTGTATACAGAAGATCAAGTTAAAAACGCTTATGAATATTTTTACGGAAACGATCAAAATTGTGAATACGAATACGGATGCGATGGCACAGTGTGGATTCATTCGCAAGGCGGTTGCACTTACTTAAAATTAACAAAAAAAGATATGGAAATTGCTGGTAGAAGTGTGGTAATATATATATAGATGATTGAGGGAGATAATATGACATTACAGAAGTTTCCAACAGGCGAGTTTATCGATAAGCCCGAACCAACTGCAGACGAAATAATCTACGGTATTCAGTCGGGAATCAAAATGCACCTAACTGATCTGCAGGAAGACAAAATTTCAGTAAAAGAGTTTCTAGAAAACTCGATAGAATCACTAGAAGTATTAAGGACGGTATATTATGGCGGTTCCGACAAATAAATCAGCAGAAGTCGAAGAGTTTTTGACACAACTAAATAGTGGGAGAAACCGACGGGCATATATTCGGGCAAACAAATGCGTAAAATGCGGAGTTTCAGCGCTTTATTTTGATGGCGAGCGTTCGCGGATAGAATACTCGATCTCGGGGTGGTGCCAGAATTGCCAAAACGAAATTTTTAACGATGTAGAAACTGAAGGAATGTAGTATGTATGTAGATGACGATATGTTAGATCAAATTAATGTGCCAACGCCAGCGATGATTATAGAAAGCCGGTTTGGTACTATCGAAGCCGAGCTCGAGTTTACAAAAGATGTAGTCGAGAAGTATCGCGGTCATGACACCGAGCTGCTAGCACGGATATACGATTTGCGAGTAATGATAAAAGAAAGACTAAATGAATTCGAGTGAGTATTTAAGTAAAGTCGACACGAGTGTTATGAATGACTGTCGGACTTTAGGATCAGAGATTTTTAGTTTTATGTGTGTACTCATTGTAGTACCGCTACAAATAGTAGTTTTGTTATGTCGAATTATGTTTCCGTGGTTGACACCATTCATAACAAAGGAGGAAGCGTGAAAGCGTGGATAAAACAAAACGTTAATCGATTACAGGATGGATTTATTGGATTGTGCACCGGATTTTATTTCGGTTTGGCCGACATCAGTATCATTGTTGTAATTCTTGGAACAGGAGTGATTATGGGTATAATTGCCTGGATTATTGGTGCAAAATATTAATTTTAAGATGTACAAACTTATTGAGCTGTGTATAATGGAGGTATGATTGTGAGAGATCCAAAACTATATGATGATGAAATGAATGATAATGAGCTTGGTGGTATCGGCGCTGCGGATTACGATATTCAAGAGGAATACGGCATAATGACAAATGGCAACGCTGACCTTGGGCTTAATCTTAACACTGATGAATGGGGATACTAGTATGGCAAAATTAAATCGTGATGGCACGTTCTTTGCAGTTGACGGTAAACATACCGGCCAAGAACCTAATTGGCACGACTGGGAAAGTTTAGGTAATGTTGAGTTTGGAATGAAATTTAAGAATGCTCTTAAGTTTTACGGATACTACTGCGAGTTTGATGATTTGAAGAAAGACTTTTTTGCAGTCGCTGAGCAACGGCACGACAAAACCGTGATAAAGCTGATCAAGAAGTATTACAAGAAAACGAATAGCTACTTGTTCACTGCAGCAAAGATTGCACGCATGATCAATCAAGGTATGCCGACCGAACATCCCGGTCTTGGTTCGCATGCAAATTGGCTTGACTACTTTGATGAGAAAGTAAATGACGCGTACGATGAATGTCGAATCTATGCGTTGTGGGAAAAAGAACCAGTTGAAGAAGAAGATCCGAAACCTACGCCGGTTCGTAAATCTCCGATGGCACTTCTAGAAGAAAAGATCAGCAATAACATCCTTACGGAAATTGACGCGATTGTTGATATTTGGGCTAGTCACGAAAAACACGATCTTAAGATTATGGATTTGCTTGGCCAAAACAACGTTCCGGCAAACGGCTGTCGGTTTGTTCGTCAATGGCTAGATGTCTATCTGCAAGACTTTGAGCTTGCGCAAACCCTTACGGACGATCAGGCTATCGAAGGTTATTCGTTCTTGAGTAAGCGTGAACTCAACTATATCTGTAAATCACTTAAAGATGCAATCGCTGATGTAGACAAGTATGAGGCACATAAGAAAAAATCACGTGCGCCACGTCAGAAAAAAGTTAAGTCAGCTGGTCTACAGATCAAGAACCTGAAGTACTGCAAAGAGTTTAAAGGTGATGGTTATGAAGTGAGTAGTGTGTCACCGGTTAAGCTGCCTGGAGCAGTTGAAGCAGTCGTTATAAATACGAAAACAAATAAGCTACAGGTATACTTTGCAAATGGCCGTAACGGATTTGAGGTTGCGGGTACGTCAATTAAGAACTTTGACGATAAGAAGAGTTATCAGTTTACCATTCGAAAAGGTAAACATCAAGAAGTTTTAGAGTCTGGCAACTGGGAACAGTTCGCCAAAAATAAGAAACCGGTCAATGGTCGGATGAACGATCATTGCGTAATTTTATCTGTTAAATAAGAGGTATTATGAAAAATAAATATTTTAGAGTATTAGGATTAAGCTGTATTGTACTTAACACAATATGTGGGTTGCTCGGTATGATTGGTGGAGTAGAACACTACAGTACTCATTTGCTTATTGCACTTGCACTAGCTGTTCCGTTGATAGTGGAGTATTGATATGGGAAAAGGTATGACGCCCAAGAAGGGCTATAACGATAAACTTTATAAACAGGCCTACGACGAGATTGATTGGTCAGCTCACAAAAAAGGAAAAAAAGATAATGGCACAAAAGAAGCCGGAAATACCAGTAGCATTTACAAAAAAATCACTAGCTGAAAAGGTATGCCTGTTGGTACACACGGACGGATTAAAATATAGTGAAGCCCTTTTAGAGATATGCGAGCAGCATGAGATTGATCCTCATGATATAGCAAAGCTTGTCAAAGGACCGTTGAAAGCAAAACTTGAAGCAGAAGCAATGAGGTATAATGTTATCCCAAACACGCAAGGAAACTCGTTATTTGTCTAAGACAGATCCATACCAGGCATTCTGTATTGTAAATTCCGTGATAAGACATTTTGATAGTACGTACGATGCAGTCAAGTACAACTATAAGATGAAATGGTTTACCCCCGGAAAGTTTGCCGGGCGGCGAGATCAATACTTTTATCGTAAGCTGGCTTCTCAATATCCGAATCCGGATGATGTGATTAGATACGCGGTGTCAAACGTATTACAGCAGAATACTTGGATAGGTGATATGACTGACGAAGTGTACGACGACTACAAAGGTAAGCTGCAACGTATATCATATATCTACAAGAACGACTTAAAGAAATATGATAACTTCGAATCACTCTTTGCGATCGATCAACGACCATTTATCGTAGACGAAATGTTTTCCGGTAACGTCACACTTGAAACCGCAACGATTCTTGATGTATTAGTGGATTATATAACTCCGTTAGATAAGATGGTTACCGATAACTTTATCTGGCCTGATCAAAAGAAACAAATTTTAAATTACAAAGCTTTTGTCCCTTTGTGGATAAATATGGAAAAGATGAAAAAAATCACAAAAGAGTTGTTTACAACATGTGGTTGATTTGTTATAATATACACATAATTAAAAAACATACATTGTACATACATTGTTAAATATAGGAGATACATATGTCATTCAGTAACATGAAGTCCAGTAGTTCTAGTGCTATTAGTAAATTATTGGCAGCAGCCGAAGCCGCAGGTGGCGGAGGTGAAAAGAAGTCCTACGTCGACGAACGTAAGTGGAAACCCACAGTCGACAAGGCAGGTAACGGTTACGCCGTTCTTCGTTTCTTACCAGCAGCAGAAGGTCAAGATGTTCCATGGGTTCGTTATTGGGATCATGGATTCAAGGGACCGACAGGTCGTTGGTACATCGAAAAGTCTTTGACATCTATTGGTAAAGACGATCCCGTGTCCGAATTAAACTCTCGCCTCTGGAACTCAGGTCGCGACGAAGATAAGGAAGTGGCACGTTCACAAAAACGTCGGTTGCATTATGTATCTAATGTGTACGTTGTAAGTGATCCGGGTAATCCGGATAATGAAGGCAAAGTATTCATGTATGAATACGGTAAAAAGATCTTTGACAAGATTATGGATGTCATGCAGCCACAGTTCCAAGATGAACAACCGGTCAATCCGTTTGACTTTTGGGGTGGTGCTGACTTTAAGTTGAAGATTCGTAATGTAGAAGGCTATCGTAACTACGATAAGTCTGAGTTTGCTGATCCATCACAATTGCTTGGTGGTGATGATACTCAACTTGAAGCTGTGTACAACCAGCTGCACAATCTTGGTGAGTTCACTGATCCGACTTTCTATAAGTCGTATGCTGAGCTAAGCAAGAAGTTGTACGAAGTACTTGGTGATTCAGCGGTTCAACAAGCATTGACTACAGCAGAGGCTGTGTCGCTTGATGAAACGGATGATATCCCGATGGACTTCCCGTCCAGTACGCCTGCAGCATCTGAGCCAACTAATAATGATGGCGAAGATGATGCAATGAGCTTCTTTGCGAAGCTTGCAAAAGAGGATTAAAGCAGGGGCCTTCGGGCCCCTTTTTTAAAACGAGTATGCGTAATCTGGCTCACGATGCTGAGCACTATTAAAGTTAGTAATATTTACATTTTGTGTACTATTATTTACTGGAGCCGAACCGCCTTGTCCTCCGGCTGAAG